GATCATTCGCGACCCGCTCACCCAGGCCCCGATCGCCCTGCAAAACCTACTGCCGGAATTCACCTGCCCATTTCGCTTCGATGCGGACGACGGGCGCGGGATGCTACAGTATTACGACGTGGGCACACCGACGCCGCTGCGCGCGGCCGACGTGATCCACCTGCAGAAGCTCAGCTACGACGGCATCGCGGCCATGAACCCCGTCGCGATGCACTTTCGCACGCTGCGCAAGGCGTCGCTCATTCAAGCGTATGTCACGCGATTCCTCGAGCGCGGCAGCGTCATCCGCGGCTCAATCGAAATCCCCGCCGGCATGGGCGATGACCAGGTAGAGGAGATTGTTGACCGTATCCGCAAGTATTTCACCGGCGTCGACGCCGAGCGTGACGTCATCGTGTTGTCGGGCGGCGCCGCCCTTCGGAATGCCTCGATTACGCCCAACGATTCGCAGCTCGTGCAACAGGCGACGCTCACTGTGAAAGAAATCAGCATGATCACCGGCGTGCCGCCGCAGTTTTTATACGAAAATGCCGAGGCAAAATACGTCAACACGGTCGAACAAGCCGGCCAGGACGTCGTCCGCTTCACCTTTCGCCCCATCATCGAAGCGGCCGAGAACCAATTGACGATCAAGCTGCTAACCCGGGCCGAGCGTGCCGGCGGGCTGCGCATCCACATCGACCCGGCCGCCCTGCTCCGCGGGGACATGAAGGCTTTCAGCGACATGATTCAAGCCGAAGTAAAGGCCGGCATCCGGACCCGGAACGAGGGACGCGTGGCGCTGGGGCTCCCGCGGGTGGATGACCCCGACGCCGACAAGCTGCAGGCGCTGGGGGAGACGACCCCAAGGCTTTTGCCGCCCCCGGATGGAAGCGGCGCGGCCGCATAACCGGGGTGTACCAATTACGCCGGTGCTATTGAGTGCCTATGTCTCAACAGCGCCGGATCCTGTTCACCAACAATGCGAAGTTCGCCGTCGCCAATGACCGCACGGTGAGCGGCTACGCCATGGTCTGGGGAGCGACGTCATCCGACCGCGGCGGATATTTCGTCCGGCTCAAGCCGGGCTCCGCCAAGTTCACGACGCCGACGCAAGCGCTGTTTCACCACCAGGGCCAGGCGGTCATCGGAACCACCGCCAACGGCACGCTCCGGATTTCACCCGACGATTACGGCGTGAAGGTCGAAATCGACCTGCCCAAAACCTCCGTCGGGAATGACGTTCTGGAACTGGTCGGGCAAAAGTACATCGACGGCATGTCGTTTTCGATGGCCGAGCCGCCGACCGGGAAAGTCGTCAAGGAAAACGGCTGCGACGTGTTCGAAGCCGATTCGTTCCTCTGCGATGAAGTGACGGTCACCGGCTCGCCGGCGTTCACCGAAACCACCATCGGCTTGAAATCCGACGATCCAAGCTTCGCCGCCCGTGCCATCGATGAGCTGCGCTTTCAAGAGTTTCGTTTTTCCATGCTGCGATAGCAGCGCGTCCCATGTTTGGCCCGCATGGGCCGGAGATCACCCGCTATGAAGAGCCCGATTCGCAATACTCACGTCCCCTTCGCCGCCCTGTTCGCCGCCAGTGCGTTCGGTATCAGCCGTGTCCATTTCGACACGCCGCCCGGCGATAAGGAACCGACCGCCCAACCGCCCGCCCAAAAGGAAACGCTCGCCGAGGAGGCCACTCGCCTGCAGAACGAAGCCCAGGCGCTGTTCACGAAGGCAAAGGACGAAAAACGCGCCTTTTCTGACGATGAACAGAAGTCTCAGGACGCCCGCTTGATCCGCCTGACCGCGATCAAGGACCTGCTCGACCAGCAGGCGAAGTTCGCCAAGATCGCCTTCGACGCGGCCGCGGCCGACGACGAGAACGACACCGGCGCCGGCAAGGTGCGTTTGCCCACCGATCCGCCCGGAAAGGAAGCGTCCGACCAGTTCACCGCCGGCGGCAAGAAGCTCAACCGCGACGAATTCTCCGCCGCGCTCACGCGCTGGGGCAACACGGGCGTGATGGAATCGAAATTCGCCACCATCACCACGGCCACCAACAGCAGCGTGCTGCTCCCGAAACAGGTCGCGCCGCCGATCCTGCCGAACAGCAGCAACGCCTTCCGCGAGGCGCATGACATCTACGGCCTTAAGCCGCTGGAAACGACGACCACGGCGAACATGACGATTCCCGTGCTCGACGCCACCGCCGGCGGCAAAGTCAGCGAGGCGGCCACCGCCGACGGCGAAAACGAGCCGAGCGTCAGCGAATCCGTCACGCTCAACCCGTCGACCTACGGCTCCGGCGCAGCGTGGTACAGCAACCAACTGCTGGCCGCCAACGACTTCGATTTGCTGAGCAATACCGTGCCGCAGCTCGTCTACGGCAAGGAACTGGGGCTGGAAAGCGACATCGTTTCGACGCTCATCGCCGATGCGACGGTCACCAACGTGATCACCACCGACGCGACGGACGCCATCAGCTACGACGAGCTCGTCGATCTGAACAATGCCCTGCCGAAGCGGTACGACCGGCTGAAAGCGATTGTGCTCGGCCAGTCGGCGTATAACGCCGCCCGCAAGCTCAAGGGGGCCGACGGCCACCCGGTGCTCGTGATGGATCCGCAGAATGGCGACGTGTTCCGATTCAACGGCACGCCGGTGCTGCGATCGGACTACTTCGAGTCGCTCGGGGCCAGCAAGACGATCGGTTGCGTGGTCAGCCTGCTCGGCTTCCGGCTGCGGGACGTCAGCATCCAGAACCTGCAGCGATACGTCGCCGACCGCCTCAAGCGCAATCAAACCGGCCTCGAACTGTTCGCCTATCACGCCTTCGGCTGGGCGCCGTCGGCCGTGGCGAAGCTCAAGACGCCGGCCTCGTAGTTCCTGAGTGGTTGATTGGGTTAGTGCCGGGCGGCGCAATTCCACGCCGCCCGGCCGCTTTTTGTTTCACCGCGAGCAATGGCATCGCTGACGAACAACATTCTCTCAATCGCGTACCAGGGCGATGCCGGCGTGTACGTCATCCTGCGCGACTTGGCGACGGGGAACGCTTTTAACGGGTCGGCGTTCGCGGTATTCGACGCCGCGCAACTTGCACAATACGCGATCCCGCTCGCTGCCCGGGGCGGAGACCTCTACACGGCCGCCATGCCCGCGGGTGTGCCGGCCGCGACGCTGCAGGTCTACTTCTACGAAATGGCCGGGCAGAATCCGGCGGCCGATGACCTTGTGCTAGGTTCGCCGATTTACACGTGGACCGGTTCTGCCGCGTACAGCCCGCCGCCTTCGGGCCCGCCGTCGGCCGCTCCGAATCAACAGCTTGCAAAGTGGCAGGTCATCACCGCGCCCGCTCGCTTCATTACCGCCGACCAGTTCGCTCGGCATCTTCGCCTTGATCGCGACGGCAGCAACGCCCCAGGCAACGGCGGCCCGTCGGACGACGAACTCTTAAGCTATGTCGATGCCGCGGTCGACTATGTCGAGAACGCGATTGAAGCTTCACTCTCGCCCCGGTCGATTCGGGCAACGTTTTATCACTGCGACGACATGCTGCTGCCGCGCGGTCCTATCATCGCGATCGCGTCGGTCGTGGACGCGAACAACGTGGAAATAACCGATTATTCCACCGAAGCCGTCGGCCGGCGTCTGCGCGTGAAGGTCCAATGGGCGCGGCGCCCGGTGGTTATCACCTATTCGGCGGGACACACCGATTTCGCCATCACGGGCGACGCCACGACGCCGGCGATCCCGCCTTCGATTTCCCTCGTCGTGCTGAACTACGCGGCGATGCTCTATGAAAACCGCGAGGCCGCCAGCGAAAAGGTAATTACCCCGCTCCCGCATGTTGAAGCGTTCCTCCGCGCCCGGCGATTCGGAACGGGGGTGGGCTGATGCAAGGCGGGAATCTCAACGAACGAATTCAGATCGTCACGCCCTCGACGACCCAGAACGAATTTGGGGAATCAGTCGTCGCCGATGGGCCGGCCGTCACGGTCTGGGCATCCGTTCGCCAGCAGGGTTCAGCGGAGAAACAGCGCAACGGCATCACGACCACGGATGACACGTTTTCAATCCGAATCCGCTATCGCGAATCGATCGACACGAGCATGAAGATTGTTTACCGCGGGCGCACGCTCGCGATTTCCAGCGTGATGCCAGGCGGCCGGATGAACCGGGAATACATCGACATCTTCGCCACGGAGTCGGCATGAGCGTGCAAATGAAGGGCTTCAATGAGCTCGTCAAGAAACTGCAGGCCTTCCCCAAAAAGCAGGCGACGCCCGCGCTCCGCAAGGCCGTTCGTGCCGGCACGACCGTGCTGCGCAAAGCCGTGAAGGACGCCACGCCCGTGGATAAAGGCGTACTACGCCGCGCACAAGACATGAAAGTGACCGTGAAGGGCTTCCGCGGCTATGGGGTCGTCGGCGCCAACGTCGACAAGCTGAAAGAAGCTCACG